TTTGTAACCTTCCATTATAATAGTTTATGTTATTAGGGGCATAACCAAACATCGCCACTCCTAACCCACTAAAAAACAAATCAATCGCGAAAAAACAAAGTTGGATTTGGTTGGATTTTGGTTGGATAAAACCCCGTTAAAACGGTTTAAAAAGCCATTTTAACGGGGTTTTTGTTTGATGTTGCTTGGATTATGCCCATCGAAATGGCAAAATATGCGCCGTTAATCCTCAAAAACATATTAAAACGCTGATTTTCCGTGTATTATCGTAGTTTGTGCCTTACAACGTGCCGACATTTCGTTGTTAATGGATTTGTTAATGAAAAGTCGGCTGATTTGTTAATGAAAAATCCATTAACAAATAACCGACATTTCGTTTTGTAAAATGTTAATAAAACCGCCATCACCCCCGATTTTGACCCCGAAAAAATAGCCGTTTTTTGCGGTTTATAGCCTAAAAAATCACTTTTTCACGCCGTTAACACCGTTTTAACGCATTTTTTTGCGGATAATGTTAACTTAAAAAAATATACTTTCCTCTGATTTTCAGCGCGTTAATAAATTAACCCTAAAACAGTGCCGACATTTGGTTTGCACCATACGCCGCCACCTTACGGCTGATCGCCGACGGGAGACGAGGGGCGGTATTTTTTGAGTTCGTTTTCCAGCCGCTCTATTTTGCGGGCTTGCGTTTCTAACCTATCTAATAATAGCGATATGGCATTGTCAGAAGGCGGCAAAGGCGACATCCCAGGTGGTGTGGAAGACGAATCAGTTTTCAACATCGCACCTTTGCCTGTTAAAAGCCATTCAGCCGAATAATGGGGATAATTATCGGCGATAATTTCCAACCATTTTGCTTGAATATCGGTGTCATTGTTAATTGCACGAGACAATACACCCTTACTTGCACCTATAACGCGCTCCAATTTTCCGATAGTAATCCCCTCATTTTCAGTGAGATTTTTAATACGTTGTAAAATTTTTGCCATTTTGTTGAAAATTTTCTCCAAAAAATTTGGAAGGTTGAAAATTATCATCTATCTTTGTACCGTTTTCAAAGTTGAAAACAGCGCATAAAAATAGTAATAATTATGGAAAAAACAAAAAGAGAAATAAGATTGCCGTTTGGAGCGTCGCAAAAGTTGGGCGAAGCGTTAAGCGTGAGCCAGCCGACGGTACGGAAGGCGTTGAAGTTTGAGGAAAACTCCTCCAACCCCGACGAGGTGTCTCTTGCACGAAAAATCCGCTACAACGCCGTCAAAAACTTCGGCGGAGTGGACACCGGCGCGGCGGATGTGAAGGTGGTGGAGAATGTGTGGGCGTGGGACTATACCAACGGCGCACGGCTCGCAATCAACATCAAGAGCGGGTTCGTTACCATCACCTTCAAAGAAAAGGTAATCGACTGCGCCGACAACATCCCCACGTCGAGCATCTATGATTGGCAACTCAAAGCGGAAAACTTAAAGTAACAGCAAAATGTCAGTTAACCCCGAAGTCATATTAAAACGTTACGGCACACAGCGGACGATTTGGGTGAGCGAAGGTTTCCTGAAAACCAAGACCACCGTAAGCGACCCGAGTCTGCGCGTGTACCGCACGGCGTTCTTAAAGAGCGTTCCTCAGAGCCTACGCAACCGTGCGTTGCTGCCTGCCACAGGCAAGAATTGGCGTTTTACGCTGATGAACTCGCAGAGGTTCTATGACTTCGACACGATAACCGACTATTACAAGAAGTTGCTGCCCACCGAGCGCGAACTACTCGACCTTTGCCGCCGTCCGATGGACGCCGACCAATGCGCCGAATACCTCAAAGAAAACATCGTTGCCGTCGCAGAAAAGGAGATGACAACAAAGGAGATAGCCGACATCACCGCCTATTATATGGCAGCGGCGGACGTAACCTTCAACCCCGACACGGCACGGACACTCGCCGAATGTTACGCCGTGGCACAATACGCCAAGAAGATGCGCGAGGGCGAAAACTTCAAGCGTTGGGGGTTCGACCTCTTGAAGGACTTCGACAAGGCTCTGATAGATTTTTACAAGGAGAGGCAGTACCCGAACTTCAAGCCGGGAAGCAGCGACGTATTGCGCCGCAAGCTCGCCGCCATCACCGAGCCGTCGAGCCTTATCTCCGAAAAGTACGGCAACAAAAACGCCGCCCTCGTAAAGAACTTTGACGTTGTTGACACCGAGACAGGCGAGGTGCTTGACCTGAGCCTCCACGAGCTGGTGATGTACGGACTTTGGAACGGACTCGGCGCACAGTACGGCGAACTCTCGAAACAGCGCAAAATCGCGCTGCACTCCCAGTATGCCGCCGAGATGGAACGCTACGGCTACAAGGACCGCATTATGAGTTACCGCACGTTCTGCGCCCACACCGCAAAATGGGAGACCAAGATGTTCCGCTCCTACGGCAGGGACGGTGCAACGGTCCACAACAACCTCTACCGTCCGTTCACACTCACGCAGGGCGTATTGAACCCGATGAGCCTTTGGGTGGCCGATGGCACGGGTACAAAGATGGTGTTCCAATACCGTGGTCAGATGCGCACCCTGTACCGCGTCAACATCTTCGACGTGATGAGCCAGAAGATTGTGGGCTACTCGTTGCAGACCAAGATAGGCTACCATCAGGACAAGGAGGAGGCTTGGATGTTCATCGACGCATTGAAGATGGCGATGGAGACCTGCGGCGGACGTGTGGCACAAGAACTACTCACCGACAATGGCGGCGCGTTTGCCAAGGGCGACACCCAGGAGATCTGCCGGATGCTATTCCCACGATACCGCACCATCACGCCCGGCAACTCGCAGGAAAACCAAGCCGAGACCCTTCAAAGGCTGGTGTTCAACTTCTGCCGCCGCTACTCCAACTTCGTGGGCTCTCGTATGGGCGCAATCAGCGACAACAACCGCACCACCAACTTCGACGGTCTCGACATCAGCAAGCTGCCGACATTTGAGGAGGCTGTCAACCAACAGGTGGAGATGGTAAAGGCGTGGAACTCCAACCGTGGAGCCGACGGCATGACGCCCGACGAGAGGTTCTTTGGAGAATTAGAAGTTGAAAATGGAAAATTGAAAATTGAGAGCGACACCGATTTTGGCTACAAGCCCGACGAGACGGTGCTGCGCCGTGCACTTGGAATGAAGGCAACTGTTAATCTTGCCTATATGCGCGGCAAACTGAGCATTGAGCATCAGGGCAGCACTTATTATTATGAACTCGACCTTGCCGCCAATGCGGAAAAAATCAACCGCAAGACCGGCTACAAGCCCGACGCCCGTGTGTTGGTATGCCACGACGGACAGACCGCCGACCTCTACACAGAAGACGGACGGTTAATAATGAGTTGCAAGGCTGTTAACAAGGCGTTCAAGGCACTCTGCGAGGCAGACGAACAAACAGGCAGGGGCATGGCGGAGCAACTTGACATCCGCGCCAAATTCGACCAGAAGGTTGCCGACCAGATGTCGATGATAGACGAGATGCGGTTCCGGCTGCCCGACGGCGAAATCACCGACTACGCCTACGCCGTGGCGACGCGCAGCAAGGTGAAGCCCGAAGTGCAGGACTACGAGGAGATACTACTCAATGAGGAGATAAGCCCTCACAAAGACACGGAGGACACGGAGAAAAAGCCGCCGAAACCAAGCATAGAACAACAGGCGTTCGACGACTTTTAGGCAATTAGTAATTAGAAATTAGAAATTCATAATTCGTAATTAACCATGATTCAATTCACCGACGACGAAAAGAAGCGCATCACCGAAATGGTGGCGCAATTGCAGGAACAGACAGGCAGCGTGAGCGACCGCAAGTTTGCCGTAAAACTCGGCATCTCCAATGCGACCCTCACCTACATCAAGAAGGACGACACCCGCGCACGTGTTGGCGACGGCACTTGGCTGATATTGGCGCAGGCTGTCAATTTCACACGCAATGCCGACGACGTGTGGCACTTTGCCGAGACCAAGGTTTCAAAATACCTTTTTACACAGTTCGCGGCGGCACAACAGTTTGGCGCAACGGCGATGATGGCGGACGAACCCGGCATCGGCAAGACATTCTGCATGAAAGAATACGCCCGCACCCACGCCGACGTGATGTGCATAGATTGCAGCGTGAGCAACACCAAGGCAAGTTTCATCCGCGCCATCGCCAAGGCTGTGGGAGTGCCGGGCAAGGGACGTTTGCAGGAAGTATTGGACAGCGCGATATATGCCGTCAAGCTGATGGACAAGCCGCTTTTCATTTTCGACGAGGCAGGCGACCTCGAAAACAGCGCGCTCCTCCAACTCAAAAAACTCTACAATGCCCTCGAAGGACGCTGCGGCATCTACCTCTTGGGCAGCGACGGATTCAAGAGCAAGATACAGCGCGGCGTGGAGTACGACAAGCTCGGCTACACGGAGATATTCAGCCGTTTTGACTGCAACTTCAAGAAGGCACTCTCCGCCAACCTCAAAGAGCAAGCCGACGAGATGAAACAGATGGCGGCATCTGTGATGAAAGCCAACGGACTTTCCGAAGACGAACTCAAAACAGCCATTGCCAACTGTTTCGACCCAAGGCGCGGACGCTGCGACCTCCGCCGCACCGAGCGCGAAGTATTGAAAGCAAGACGCAAAAGGGCAATTGAAAATTGAAAGTTGAAAATTGAAAATTGAAAATTGAAAATTCATAATTCATAATTAAAGAAATGCAAAGGATAAAATTTAGTACACTGGAAAACAAGGACTTCAAGACGCTGCCGTTTACCGGCGTGTGGTACGACAGTTTTGGCTGCCCGGCACGTGATTGCAAGTGGTTTATATACGCCAAATCAGGCAGCGGCAAAACGTCCTTTATGATACAGTTGGCGGCTTATATGGCTAATTTCTACAAAAAAGTAGGCTATGTGAGCATTGAAGAGGGTATCAGTGAAAGTTTCAAAAAAGCCGTGCGCCGTGCCGACAATGCGGAAAAAGAAAACTACAACCGCATCTACCTTTACGACCGTGCCACATTGGACGAACTGATCCAAGAGATTGAAACCCGCAAAACGGTGAAATTTTGGATTATCGACTCTATCGACAGCCTCCAAATGACACCGCAGGATATTATCAAGATTACCACTATTTGCAAGAAACAATGCAAAGGCCTCGCGATGGTGGGATTCTCCGACGGCAAGAACCCGAAAACACCGGCGGGTGTGTTCTGCAAATATGATGCGGATATTAAGTTGATAGTTGATAGGTTCATCATCGACGACTGCAACTCGCGCTACGGCGGCAACAGGCAGCCGTTCGTTATCAACGAGGAACTGGCAGCCCAAAGGCGCGGCGGCAAGAAGGTGTGGGAAACAATTGAAAATTAGTGATTAGAAATTAGTAATTAGTAATTAGAAATTAGAAATTAGTATGACAAATCCATTTAGACAAACACAGCGCACACCATTTGCAAAGGTTATGCTTAACACTTGTTGTTCTACGTCCGAGTTGGCAAAGTTTCTCTTTAATAAGAGCACAAGCGACGAGATAGACCTTATAGATTGTTGGATAGAAGGAACTCTTACACCTTCCCCACAAACGCAAGAAAGAATTTCTACATACCTCAATGTTCCCAAATATGTTATGTGGCCTTGGGTGTGGGATTTCAACGATTTGGAGGATAGATTAGAAAGTTTAAGACTGTTGCTTTTGCAAACTCACTACAAAGAACCTCGGTTCACCGAACTATGTAGGCAGTTATCGGCTGTTGAACTCAAAATGTATATCCGCAACCGCCGAGAAACAAAATCAAGAAACGTCTATGAGCAAGACCCTTATATTTTACCAACTTATTTAAATAAACAATAATCATGGAAAAAAAATTTTTTGACACATTCAAAGAGGCTTGGCAATACCTCGAAAAACACCCCGGCAACAAACTACGTTGGGTTGCGAAAATTGCCAAATGGGTAGTTACCATAATAACTGCATACATCATTTTTGTTTAATCTTTTAAAACTTGTAAAAACAATGGAAAATTTAGTAACATTATCGGCCGACGAACTCCAAGAGTTTGAGGCTTTCAAAGCAGCTCAGGCTGCAAAACGCGCCAAAGAAGAGCGCAAACAAAACCTTGACACCTTCAACCTAATGATTGACGAGGAGGTAAGTCTTACTATTCCAGAATTAGAAAACCTTTCGGAGCAATTGGCAGCGGTTAAAAAGTCGGTTTTTGAAAACTTTAAAACGCTTTTGGATATGAAAAAAGACGTTATGAAAATGACCAAAGACGGACAACGTACTCACAAGTTCACAACCTCTGATAGTAAGTTTAGCATAGAACTTGGCTTTTATCAATTAGACAACTACAAAGACACTGTAAACGACGGTATCGCTTTGATTAAAGAGTACATCTCTGGTTTGGCAAAGGACACCGAAACTCAAAGCCTTGTTGATATGGTCTTAAAACTCTTGTCAAAAGACCAGAAAGGCAACCTGAAAGCCAGCCGCGTTTTGCAACTACGCCAAATGGCGGACAAGATCAACGACGAACGCTTCACCGAAGGTGTAGAAATCATCATGGATGCCTACGCACCAATCCCAAGCAAGCAGTTCATTCGTGCTTTCAAGAAAGGCGACCAAGGCGAATGGGTAAGTATTCCGCTAAGCATAACCGATGCTAAGTAATTAGAAATTAGTAATTAGAAATTAGAAATTAGAAATTAGAAATAAAAAATAAAAAAATTAAAGATCATGACACAGAAAGAAATCGAAACCAAAGTAACCGAATTGCGCAACATTTACGCAGCACGTCGTCAAGACTTAATCGCTCATTTTGAAACGAAAATCCAAGAGATTGAAACCTCTATTACAGAGGAAGACATCAAGTACAATGAAATCCACATTGCCTTGCACCGAAAATACAACGATTTAGTAACAAAAGACAGTGAACTTCAACGCAAAGGTCAGCAATACTATTCGGAAGAAAGAGATGCCGTTCAAAAGGAAATGCGAGAAATCAAAATTCAACTCAAAGAAGAACGTGCAAAACACGAAGCCTTCATTTCAAAGTCGATAGCGAAGTTGAAAGGGTTGAAAAAAGAGTATCAGCAAAATCTCTTTAACAATGCCCGCATGAGAGAAAAGGCAAGAAAAGAATTGTGGGCAAAATTGGTAAAAGTTGACAATTGAAAATTGAAAATTCACAATTTAAAATTCACAATCGTAATGTAGAGCCGCAATGTTTGCGGCTCTAATTTAATCCCAATTTTTAAATTTTTAATATCATGGCAAAACAAGAAAACGAGAAAGACCTCATTGTCCGCATGATTACCGCTTTTCGGCAGTGGTACATAGATAGGTTTAATTGCCCTATTCAATACAGCAGCAAACAAGCCTACATTGTTGAATACAATACTATGAAAGGTATACGCAATATGTTAGAGGGTACATTTCGCTACAAGCAGCCTACAGTAATTCCGGGAGATAGTGTAATACTTGGTATGTGGCAACGGTTGTTGAACTATCTGAAAGAAAAAAACAGTTATTGTTACTCGTCTTTGGGTAGTATTCACCGCAACTACAACACCATCGCGGCAATGCTAATGCGACACAACGAAAAACTAAAGCAGGCTCAGCAAAAAGTGCAAGGCGAAAAACAACAACAAAAGTTGGATTTCAAAGCACAACAAAAAGTGGACATTATAACACAAATGATGAATGGAAACACAAACCAATAATTCTCTTGTTAAAGTTGATAGGGCGGAGCAAATTCCCGCCCTTAAACTTTCAAAGGTGGAGTTCTTAAAAAACTTTTCACCTGTTAAATGCTTAAAACAGTTTCAAAACATCCAAACTTCGCTCGATTGCGCCCAGCACAAAGACCTCCCAACGGCAATAGACCTTAAACTCCAGTACGGAGAGGAATACATGATTGGGTATGTAAAACTTTGGATTATCAACTGTTTTGAATATTTCGACAAAAAAACACCCGAAGGCGACCGTTTAGACGAGGGGGCAATCTTTTGCTTAGACGGCAGACAATATCTCAACATTGCGGATATTAATTTGATTTTTTCTTCCATTAAACGTACCTTTGCTGATGTTACTTTGCCAAGAATTGTAAAAGCCTTTGCCGACTATGCCAACGAGCGGGCTACTGCCTTTTATGAAAAGCGTTTAAGAGAAGATGATGTTTTAAAAAAACACGGTTATATCCCCAAAAAGATAGAAGATATTGCAACAAAAACAATAGAGGCAATTCAAGAACATCAACTTGAACAAGCAAAAAAAGAAGCCAACTTAGAACTAATGGAACTTAACCGTCAATATCACTTGCAAAACATCCTTGATATTTTTAACGCAAAAAAGGTTAATAAGTAATTTTTTATATATTTGCAACCATGGCATACAAAAGTACGATAAAAAGGGCTCTTAAAGTTCAAGAAATTGTAAACAAATACTACGAACAAGGCCGTCAAGACCGTTGTAAGTTGTGGGTATATCGCAATTATATATTAAAAGAGTTCGGTATTTCTCAACGTACTTTTTTTTATTACCTTAATATTGCTAATAAAAAAAGCGACAATTACAAAGAACCATTGCAGTTGTCGCTTTTTTGAAAAACCTTTTTTCCCTTTCCTTTCTTTAATCATCTATGCGGTTTCTGAGCCGTCCCCTCTTTAATTCGAGAGTAAACTGTTCAGCCGATACTTCGCTGTTGAGGTCGGTATCGTTATCGGCATTGTAGGTGCAGCGCAATGTTAGCAGATGACAATAAAACATATCGTTTTGTTGTGGCTGCTCTTGATAGAGTTCAAGTTTGCCGTATGCTTTATTTGTTGTTCTAATACCGTTTAAACACCGTTTTAACGCCGTTAAAAAGTCGAAAAAACGCAGTCCTGATTCTCTGTTGATAGCAAAATTTTCTGTATCGTCGCCATAATCTTGGACAACATAAAGATATACATACACAAAGCCACCCACAAAGTCGGTGCTATAATCGTAAAAGATAGCAGGCAGGGCAAACTCAAACTCTTCGGGGTTGAGTTCCTGGCTAAGGTGAATATCGAAAGTCTCTGGTGGATTAACACCCAAAACTTTAAATTGTGCCGCTTTTTTCTGCAATGCGGCTGTTATTGCGTTGTAGATAGGTTTCATATTAATTGATAATTGACAATTGACAATTGATAATTAGATTGCAGATTGGATTTCGCCTAAAATAAACTCTGTGATTAGGCGTTCAAGTTCGGCACTCTCACCTAAGAACCTACGGCGAGGCATGTTCATATTGCGAGTATGCGCTTTTATGTGCCTAATATGGGCTTTAACGGTTACGGTTTTGGTTTTTGTTTTTCCGTTTTTGCCTTTTACCTTCTGTTTGCGTTTGTGTCCTTTTACGTTTTCGGAGTGTGCCTTTACCTGTTGTGTGCCTTTGAACCCGTCGTTATGAATTTGGGCGTATGGTACATCCGTGCCGATGGTTACAGAAGTGGGCGTTACGGCAACAATACGAATTGACCGTTTGAGCCGTCCGCTATCCACAAGAACCGCACCCTTTTGACGTGCCTCGCCGCCGCGCCTTAGGTGCTTGCGCTTTGCCCATGGTTCTATATTGGTATCGTGCCATGCTTGGTCTACAAAACGTTGTTTAGAGAAATTAACCGCCAACATTCCTATTTGTTGAGGTAGGTCAGCAAGACATGCAGACAAGGCGCGTTCTATCTGTTGTAATGAAGACATAATTTTTAATTTTTAATTATCAATTTAGTAACTCATTTCAAGATTTCTAATCGTGCGTAAGAGCATTTGAGTAAACCATTCGTCGATGTCGGCGGCGGATTTGCCGTTTAAGCCCTGCGTGTTGCCAGCGTTGATGCCGCCCTTGTTGAAAGCATCGATGTTGACGGTGATATTGCGTATTTGCTTTGCGCTGCCCGCAATGCTGTCAGCAGTGGAAGAACCTCCGCCTGTGCTGCTGTCAGAGCCGCCGCCTGTTGCACTGTTGGAAGTGAGCCCTAACTCTCTCATACCTTGGTCAACCAAAGATTCGCCTTCAGTGCTTTCTTTATCGCCTTGTGTTTGTTCCTTTTCGGGGTCTATCATATTGAGGTTCGCCCGCATCTCTTTGATAAAGTCAGCACCTTTGCCTGCAAGGTTGCCAAGGCCGGGAATGTTGCTCAACAGTTCTAACAATCGCTGCACAGGATAAAGCACCATATCGAGCAGAGCCTTACCAATCTGCTTGATACCTTCGAGAAAACCGCCATTAGAGAATGCGTCCACAATGCTATCCCAATAGCGTTTGATAGTCATAACAATGTTGATAATTAAACCGAGCGGACCGAGTACGAAAGTGAGAGCAGCGCCCCATTCGTCGTATTTCTTAATCACAATAGTAACAATAGCCACAAGAGCCGCAATAGCCATAATCACCAAACCGATAGGGTTGGCATTCATAGCAGCATTTAGCAACCATTGAGCGGCGGCGGCGGCTTTGGTTACAACAGTATGGGTAATAAGCGAGGCTGTGGCGGCGATGTTGTTGATATTCATAGCCACGAGACCCGCTCCGAGAATAGCAAGCACAGGCCACCACTCCTTGCACCAGTTGACCACACCCTTGATGGCGGGAATGATGCCGCCGGTGATAGCCGCAGCCCATTCGCCCACCTTGGTAACAACAGGCAGAAGGAACTGACCCGCCTTGATAGCAAAGGCTTTGATATTGTTGGCGGCTATGCTCCAATAGTCCCCAGCGGTGAGCGCGGTGTCGTATGATTTCTTCAATGCGCCAGACGAGTTGGCGGTGGCGGCGAGGGTGTCGCGGAACTTTCCCACGCTCTGTGTCATCACCGCAAACGCCTGCGCCGAGGTCTGATCCAAGCCAAGCGATGAAAGTTTGGCGGCTTTCTGTTTGTCGGAAAGTCCGTTCAACGATTTTGCAAGGTCGTTTACTATGTCGGGCATTTTGCGCATTGAGCCGTCGGCGTTGTATATTTCAACTCCAATAGCCTTAAAGTTGCCCAAAAGTTTAGGATTAGAGAGCGCATTAAACGCACCGTTTAACTGAGTGGCAGCCGAAGCAGCATTAACACCCTGAGCCGTGAGGAACGCAAATGCACCTGAGGCTTGGTCAAGCGATATACCAGCGTTTTTGGCGGTGGGCACAATAGTGGGTAGATACTGCGCCACTTCGCCCATACTTGCAGCACCCTTTTGCAAAGTGGCAAACAATATATCGTAACTTTGAGTAATAGCGGGTATTTCCTTTCCTGTTTCGTCTATAATATCCTTTAATCCTGCGCTATTCATAACATTAACACCGGCTGCGGCTACCGTTTCAATATCTACAAAGCCAGCCTTAGCAGCCTGCAAAGTGGGTTCTAACGAGGCAAGGGCAGTCTTGGCGTCAAGACCCGCCGAGATAATCTTGTTGAAAGCCTGCGGCACTTCTTCCAAAGGTGCGGAGTTGCGTTTGCCGATGGCGAGCATTTGGTCGGACATCTTGGCGAGTTCGTCGTTGGAAAGGCCGGCGGTAACGTTGATCTGCGCCATACCCTTCTGCCAATCCATTGCAAGACTTGTAGCCTTGGTGATAGCACCGCCAACACCAGTGGCAATGCCCA